GCTCGTGGAATTAATGGTGCGAGCTGTGGGGCACCTGGCCGACCCTTCTTATTCACCCTCTGGAATCCAAGAATTCCGTCGCACACTGAAACGTAGCAGTCAACGAGCTCAGGTTCCCATATGCCATAGACATTGTTGAGAAATGAGCCCAGATAATCGGGGTCAATGGTGGAAGCATTTATGGTCATAGTCTTAAGTTCCTCTGCAGTGTACTTGTACGCCATCGCCTGATTCCTCATGTCCAGGAAAGGCGTGGCAGATAGCTGCTCGGCTGTGTTTAGTAAGAGTTCTCGTAGAGATGCGATGTGTCGATGCTCATAGGCAGCGGATAGTAACTTGCCTGCCATATAATCTTCATCTGACACTGCACGGTTATGATTAGACCGTACAGGTAATTTACACACAACGCGACCAAAAGATGGCACGGGGAACGTACGATGCACGCTAGGCACGAAACGCTTGCGTAAGAACGTAGCCATTTCTCTCTTCTCAACAAGAATTCCTTCTGTTTTCATGCCTGAGCTCTCAGCTACTAGATCGAACGACTCCTTGATAGTCGCCCGACTTTGTCTAGTGTACGTTACTCCATCGTCCCCGTATACCAAAGTGGTAGATTCCGTGATCCCAGCTTGTTTCAATGCCGACAGTGAAGTGCAAGCATTTACATAACCGTTGCCAGTGGTGGTAGTAACCTCACCACTCCAACGTTGCCCCTTCACTGTTCCCTTGACACCATAACGTGTGAATACCCTCACACTGGTGTTGTTAACAAACTCACGCACAAACCACTTTGGCGCGCCAAGTTTATAGTAAAACATGGCTTCATACTTACGAACACCGGCTGGTTGTGTTCCGTCGTTGTTCTTAAAGTCGTTCTCGAAGGCCTCGCCTGGAGTGTGGTGTATGATATCAGCTATCTCATCTGCTGTCATGCCAACGCAATAAATGACTTCATTCCCTTTGTTCTTGGGATTCTTGCGTGACAATTCTTCAGCAATACGCTGAGACAAATAATAAACCACGGATCCCATAACTAGGTTGTACATGTCTCCACCCTGGTAGACAATGCGTGGTTGGGACCCGTCCGTTTTGAGTAAAACCTCTGACTTTGCAAACACGGTCTTATCCGTGTACCCGGGCAGTGTGAAGTCCTGCGAATCCAAAAGCACCTGTAGCCTCTCCCGCTTTTCCCCGCTCATCTCAGTGAGATATGCGTCGATCATAGCTTTATCCATCATGAGCGTATCGCGTTCATGGATCACATCCATGATCATATGGTGTCCCTCAACGAAGAGCGGACCCACGTCAGACTTAGGCAAATGATCACTGCGTTTTTTCACAGCGTGGAGAGTGGCACCCTCTGATTGAGACACTACCTGGATCGGAACACCTTCAATCAATGCGCCTTGAATTGGGAACGCATTACGCGGTGGTTCAGTGGTACGTGTGACGTTAACCTGGGGTTTAATGTTATTAAACCGCACCTCAGTTGAGAAATCGAAGGGCTTATTTTCAGTAAGCCCGCCAACTAATGGTGTGGCCCTCGAGAACTCATAAGTGAGTTCTCCGAACGTAATTGTTTGTGACATTTTGTCAATATATTTATCAATGTA